ACTTAGTAAAAACACATACAAATATGTAGAGCAAGAAATCCGGCAATACAAGAACAATCAAAAAGAACTAAATTGCCTTAAACACGATGTGATATTAGAAGCACCTGAAAAACAAGAAGGAAGAAGCAGTGCAATTGGTAATCCAACTGCCAGTAAGGCGATTAAAATAAGTATGGACAAAAAAATCATCGCACTTGAAAAAATTCTAAAAGCAATTGAGAAAACATATCGCGAGTTAAACGATGATAAAAAGGTCATCATGGAAGAGTATTGGTTGGGTAAATATACAACTGCTCGGTTAGCGCATAGAGTCGGCGTAAATGAACGAACAATAAGGCGGTGGAAGGAATATATCGTCTATTCTGTAGCGGTAGAATTAAATTATTTATAAATGCCCGAAAATGTCCGTTATAAGGCATTTTTATGTGGTAGAATAATATCATAAGAGAATTATATTTATAACGATGAAGCCTTTAGAGCCACGAACTCTGAGGGCTTTTTTTATGCGCGAAAGGCGGTAAGATTCATGCCGATGAAGCCAAAGAAACCTTGCAAGCATCCGGGATGCCCGCTCTTAACGGCAGGTAACTATTGTGAGTTTCATATAAAACTGCATACAACTGACCGATCGAGTGCCAATGAGCGTGGCTATAGCAGCCGATGGCAAAAGGTGAGAAGTCAGTTCTTGAAAGCGAATCCCCTTTGCAAAGAGTGTCAAAGCCAAGGCAAGCTGACACCGGCAACGGTTGTGGATCATATCAAACCACACCGGGGAGATAAGGTTTTGTTTTGGGATGAAAGTAACTGGCAACCTCTTTGTAAAAAGTGTCATGACAAGAAAACCAGAAGCTTGGACCAATATCAAGAGTACAGTTACTAACAAATACACGAAATAATGCCTGCAAACCCAGGCGGTAGGGGTCATTCAATCTCTACGACCACCCCCCTAAAGACCGCCGCCCCCCTTCACGCGAAATTTCGCATAATAAATAGGAGGGGGTATGAGAAACCCTATATATTTTGAAACACGCAGACCTTGTAACAACAGGGTTCATGCGTGTTATTTATTTTGCGTAAAAGTATAATCGCAAAATGAGAAAGGGGATACCGAATGACGCCGGAGCAAAAGGAAGAAATCTATAAACGAAGGCTCCAAGGACTAGGCTACAAAGCCATTGCCCGGGAAATGCAAATGACTGTAGATGTCATAAAAGGCTATTGTAAACGTCACCATCTAAATGGGCCTCCAGAAGTGGTACAACTCAATTCTGACGTTATAAAAGAAAAGAATGGTTTGTGTTTGCATTGCAAAAATCCTGTCCGACAAAAGAATCGCGGGAGGACAAAGAAATTTTGTTCGGATACTTGCCGCTACACATGGTGGAATGAAAATGCAAACCATCGGCAAAAAGATAGGGCGACTTACAATTACACTTGTGATAACTGCGGTCGAAAATTTAGCGCATACGGCAATAAGGTCAGAAAATATTGCAGCCACAATTGTTACATCAAATCAAGGTTTTGGGGAGAAGAAGATGGAGTTTAAAAAACTGCCTATTGATAGTTTAGTACCGGCAAGCTATAACCCTAGGAAGAAGTTGAAGCCTGGGGATAAAGAGTTCGAGAAGATCAAAAGTAGCGTAGAGGAATTTGGTTATGTTGATCCCGTTATCGTGAATCAGGATTTAACGGTAATTGGTGGTCACCAGAGAATCTCGGTGCTTAAGACTCTTGGATATACTGAGATAGATTGCATCGTGATCAACATTGACAAAACAAAAGAAAAAGCATTAAACATTGCTCTTAATAAAATCAGCGGCGAGTGGAACCAAGAGCTACTGGCAGATCTTATAAAAGATTTACAGTCTTTGGATTATGACGTATCCTTCACTGGTTTTGAGCCGCCGGAGATTGATCAACTTTTTAGTGATGTTCATTCCAAGGAAATCAAAGAGGATGAATTTGACGTTGAGAAGGAATTGGCGGAACCAGCTCTAACAAAGTGTGGTGACGTTTGGCTGCTTGGTAGGCATCGCTTGGTATGTGGTGATAGTACTGACCCGGCAGTTTTTAGTTTGCTGATGGATGGGAAAAAAGCGAATTTAGTAGTTACCGATCCCCCATACAACGTTGCCTACGAAGCCAAAGCCGGGAAGATCCAAAACGATAATCTAAAAGACGATGAATTCTATACCTTCTTGCTCAAAGCATTTACCAATATGGCCGAAGTCATGGAACGAGATGCTTCGATTTATGTGTTCCATGCGGATACCGAAGGATTGAACTTTAGAAAAGCCTTCAAAGAGGCAGGTTTATATCTTTCCGGTGTTTGCATCTGGGCTAAACAGAGCTTGGTATTGGGGAGAAGTCCCTACCAGTGGAAACACGAGCCGATTCTTTATGGCTGGCGCAAAGATGGTAAGCATAACTGGTATGGGGATCGTAAGCAAAGCACGATCTGGAACTTTGATCGACCATCAAAAAACGATCTTCATCCAACCATGAAGCCAGTTGCGCTATGTGCGTACCCAATTACGAACAGTAGCATGAGTAATAGCATTGTACTTGACCCATTTGGTGGCAGCGGATCTACGCTAATGGCTTGTGAGCAAACCAATCGAATTTGTCACACTATCGAAATGGATGAGAAGTATGCCGATGTCATCGTAAAGCGATACATCGAGCAGGTTGGTTCGCCAGATAGTGTGTTTGTGTTGCGGGATGGAAGTAAAACGAGCTACTTAGATATGAGTTTAAGGTAATTTAAAGTAGGATTAAAGGTAATCCTGTATACTTGAGCTAAATGATACAATTATCAGATAATTAACTGGCTATATACCCCCGGTAGAGTTAATATACACACTAAGCCAAGAAGCACACTCGAAAGGGGTAAGCCAAAATGAAATCGCAAAAATTTGGAATTGAGATCGAAATGACAGGAATCACCAGAAAAGAAGCGGCAACCGTAATTGCAAAATACTTTAATAGCTTGGTAGATCACTGGGGTGGAGCTTATGACGAATACCGAACAAAGGATTATAAAGGGAGAACATGGAAACTCGTGAGCGACGGCAGCCTTACCAATATGAAAAAGGTACAAGGTAGATTAATCACAGCCGGTAGAGAGTACAGCGTTGAATTGGTCAGTCCCATTCTAACATACGAGGACATCGAACCATTGCAAGAAATTATCCGGCTTTTACGGAAGGCCGGGGCCATCAGTTCCAGTAAATATAACGCAGGGATTCACATTCACATCAATGCCAAACCCCATACGCCCAATAGCCTGAAAAACTTGGTAAATCTAATGGCCAGCAAAGAAGAACTTCTTTACAAAAGCTTACTGATAGATGTGGTCCGCCTGCGGTATTGCAAAAAGGTCAACGAAGAACTTCTGGCGAAGATAAACAAAAAGAAGCCCAAAACCCTACAGGCCTTAGCCGATCTTTGGTACGAGGGCTACGGTCAGGAAGTACGCAGCCGGCATTACCATAACAGCCGCTACCACGGGCTTAACCTGCATAGCACTTTTACCAAAGGCACCATTGAGTTTCGACTTTTCAATGGAACGTTGCATGCCGGCAAAATAAAAGCCTACATTCAATTTTGTTTAGCCTTAAGCTATCAGGCCTTGACGCAAAAATCAGCCAGCGCCAAAAGAACCACCACCGACAACGAAAAATACACCTTCCGCTGCTGGATGCTGCGGCTTGGACTTATCGGTGAAGAGTTTAAAACATGTCGGCTGCATTTTTTATCTAACCTGACTGGCGATGCCGCTTGGCGCAACGCCGCCTGAAACTGAAAATAATTGGCTAGCAAGGGTTTTACCCCTTGTTAGCCTCAGAATATTGTAGCTAAAAGTCGCGAAGGAGAAACCGATGGAAACAAAGATTTATGCTGCTTATGGCAGTAATATGAATCTCAAGCAAATGAAAAAGCGTTGTCCTAAAGCAAAGGTAATCGGAAAAGGTCAACTGCAAGGCTACAAACTTACCTTTCGGGGAAAACAAGCAGGAGTTGCCAATGTGGAGCGAAGTGGAAACGACACTGTACCTATCGTGCTCTGGAAAATCACTGGCGAATGCGAAAAAGAACTGGACCGCTACGAAGGATACCCGAGGCTTTATGAGAAAAAAGAAGTGGTCATTGATACGGCAGCCGGGCAGCAAACAGCTATGATTTATGTTATGGCTAAGCAATATGAGAGCATGCCGGCCCTGCCTAACGACTATTATTTTGAAACCATAAAGCGAGGATATATGGATAATAGAATTGACGTTGCCTTTTTGCTGGAAGCACTCGCAAGAGTCAAAGCGGAACAGCATGATGCTGAATAGATAAGAGGGCTAGTATCCATGTATACTGATAAAAATAGGCGAGTATTGAGTTGATAGTCTGTGCTTTCTATGGCAATATGTACACTAACAAAAGCACAGGAGGTCAGCGAAATGGAATTAAAAAAAGGTACCATACTTAGGGTTCTACGAGACCAGACCTACATCATAGTTGGAAAATGGCATGGGAACTTTGTACTTGCGCCTCAAAATCAAAATGAGGAGGAGGTTCTAATGTATACAAAAGCTGAAATTGAGGACGAAATCCAAACAGGATGGTTTCAAATAGAAAAATAAAGAAATGATACTGGGAAGCCAAAAGCGGCTTCCTTTTTTGTTGCCAAAAAAGAGGGGAGGTGATACCTATGGCACAAAAAGGGCGAAAGCCAAAGCCGACAGCTTTGAAAATTCTGGAAGGCAATCCAGGCAAACGACAACTTAATACCGGTGAACCTTCACCGACAAAAAAGGCACCAAAGTGCCCAACCTGGCTTGATGCCGAAGCAAAAAAAGAATGGCGTCGATTGACTAAACAGCTAGAAGATTTAGGACTTTTAACAACTGTTGATATGGCTGCCTTCGCTGGATATTGCCAGGCGTATGCCCGGTGGAAGGAAGCCGAAGAATTTATCAGTAAGCACGGTACTATTGTCAAAACTCCCTCAGGCTATTGGCAGCAGGTACCACAGGTATCCATCGCCCAGACCTATTTAAAAATCATGAATAAACTCTGTGAACAGTTTGGCCTAACCCCATCTGCTCGTAGTCGAATTATTTCAGATGTGGGTCGCCAAGATCCGACTGACCCAATGGAGCTGATTTTACTAAGCGGGGGTAAGAAGAGTGTTTGATGAAGCAAAAGCGCAGCACGCGGTTAGCTTTATCAATTGTTTAAAACATACCAAAGGCCAGTGGAGGGGCGTGCATTTTGAACTTTTACCCTGGCAAGACAAAATCATTCGAGATATATTCGGTAATGTAAAAGAAAATGGTTATCGTCAATATAACACGGCATATATCGAAATACCCAAAAAGAACGGTAAGAGTGAACTAGCAGCGGCGGTGGCGCTCCTTATGACTTGTGGTGACAATGAATGGGGCGCAGAAGTGTATGGTTGTGCTTCTGACCGGCAGCAAGCTTCGATCGTGTTTGACGTAGCTGTTGACATGGTGGATCAATGTCCGGCACTCAAAAAGCGGATTAAGCCCATTATGTCGGTAAAGCGCTTGGTTTATCAGCCGACGAATAGCTTCTACCAAGTACTCTCTGCCGAAGCTTATACAAAGCATGGTCTCAACGTTCATTCCGTAGTCTTTGATGAATTGCATGCACAGCCCAATAGAAATTTATACGACGTTATGACTAAGGGTTCTGGCGATGCCAGGACACAGCCACTATTTTTCCTCATTACCACAGCTGGTAATGACAGAAACTCCATTTGCTATGAAGTACATCAAAAAGCAACAGATGTCTTATCGGGCAGAAAAATCGACAAGACCTTTTATCCGGCCATTTACGGTATTGAAGAAAGCGATGATTGGTCCAAAGAAGAAAACTGGTATAAAGCCAATCCGTCACTTGGCTATACCATTGATATAGAGAAAGTCAGAGCCGCTTTTCAAAGCGCTAAAGAGAATCTAGCTGAGGAAAACCTGTTTCGCCAATTAAGGCTTAACCAATGGGTGAAACAATCCGTTCGCTGGATGCAGATGGATCGCTGGGATGAATGTGCTTTCCCTGTTGATCTTCATAGTTTATGTGGCAGAATATGCTATGGAGGCCTCGACTTAGCAAGCACAACAGATATTACGGCCTTTGTATTAGTGTTTCCACCCCGTGATAGTAGCGAGAAATATATTGTTCTGCCTTACTTTTGGATTCCGGAAGACAACCTGGCAACACGGGTTAGACGGGATCATGTGCCTTACGATATTTGGCAGCAACAGGGATATATTAAAACGACCGAAGGCAATGTCGTGCATTATGGTTTTATTGAAAACTTCATTGAGGATTTAAACACAAAATACAACATCAAAGAAATTGCCTTTGACCGGTGGGGTGCTGTGCAAATGGTGCAGAATCTAGAAGGCATGGGTTTTACCGTTATTCCTTTTGGGCAGGGATATAAAGATATGTCGCCAGCATCCAAGGAGCTCATGAAGCTAACCTTAGAGAAGAACATAGCACATGGGGGTAACCCAGTGCTCCGATGGATGATGGATAATATCTATGTGAAAACCGATCCAGCTGGAAATATAAAACCGGACAAAGAAAAAAGCACCGAGCGTATTGACGGTGCTGTGGCTCTCGTTATGGCGCTGGATCGCGCAATACGCAATGTAAATAAGGCCAGCGTGTATGATGAGCGGGGGATACTGGTGCTATAGAAAGGCTTATCCAGGTACGTTTTCGCGAAGATGAATGGGAATATGATGCCAAACAAATTGCGTATATTTCGTCACGATTCGTTACGAAATAAAATGTTGACAACGATAGGTAAAGGATGGTAATATAAACGTAACGAAGCGTTACGATAAA